GTCTGTGGGAAGTAGGTACGCATGTAGTTTGTCATTTCCTCAGGTGGAATTGCGGCTCCAGATTCTTGACGAAGGATAGCGGCAATCCAAGCTCGTGCAGCCTGTTCGTATTGCTGATAATCACCGCCACGTAGAATATTAGGGAGGATACCTTGTGCAAAGTTACCAACCTTTGGAAGAATTGCTTGAATGTCGCTTTCGGCAGATTGAGCACGATTGAAGAATCCGAGATTTTTGTTTTCTACCGCACTGTTTAAGTTGCTTGCCTGGTTCTTAAAGGAATTGTAATCCCCAGAATAACCTTGCTGGACAGCGAACATGTACTCTTGGATACCGGAAGGAAGTGCCTCTGGTTTATCTGCGGCCTTAAACAAAAGCTGTCCTGTATTAGGATCATAAACGCTCTGACCAGCCGATACGGTAATAGGCGCACGATCTTTTGGACTGTAGGCAATTTCTGCACCCGTATTAGGGTCTATGAGTCTTTGACCTTCTGAAAGAACGACAGGAGATGCGCTTTCACTGGCTCTGTAAACCTCTTCGTATGCTCCGGTTTCAGGATTGAACTGCACAAGTGCGCCACCGATCTCGATAGGGGCTGATTTTTGTGGCAAAGCGCTTTCTGCAAAACCAATTTCCGCGGCATACCGCTTGCCTTCCTCAATTCTGTTTGCCTGTTCGTTACTGATAAGATCGGCAAGTGTCTGGGCTTGCATGTTGGCCTGTTCTTCAAGTTTTGCCTGACGACCACGAACAAGAGAGATGGTCTTTCCTCGTCCCTGTCCTTCCTCTCCTGCTATAGCCAAGTTAGCGGCTCCTATCTGTTCTGTCAGTTGGTTTGTAAGTTCACGTTCACGCTCTCCAGGTGTGAGAGAGGCGAGATATTTAGCTCGGAGTGTTTCTAGGTTCTTTTCTGCGGTAGAACGTAGAAGATCATTGGTTATACCTGCCCCAGCATTAGCTCCGGCACCTGCGGGAGTTACAGGTCCTTTAATCTCTGGTTTAGGAGCGAGAGAAGAGCTATCGAAAACTTGTCCTTGCATTGCCTTGATACGATCTTGAGTGCTTTGATCCGAAGACGTAAATCCTGCCATTCCGATATCTGGTTTTGTTACAGTTGGAGCAGAAACACGGGCTGTGTTTGCTGTAATTGCAGAAACAGGAGTCTTTACTTGAGAATAGTTAAAGGAAGGAGATCCTGTACTTTGACGCTCCATGCTTTGAGGACCTTGAGCAGTAGCAGATGATCGAACAGAATAACCACCTGTGCTTTGTGGACCTGTGGCCATGCTTTGACCTCCAGAAGCCATACTCTGCCCGCCAACAGGAGGTTTGTACGAATAAGCAGAACCACCCTTTAGATCAAAGGCCGGTTTTTGAACGCTAGGTTTCTTGAGTGGGTTTGTTAGCGCACTGTTAAAACGATTAGCAGCCTCTAACGCGATTTGACTCATTGATTTTGCCATATGTTTAGACAAAAGAAGATGTTGGAACGTCTGGCTCAGGATTGTTCGGATCTCTTATCCAGGAGTTGTACCAAGGAGGCATGTAGGAACTTTCGTGCTTCTCGTTTGCTTCTGCCAACATCATCTCATAACCAGACTCTACAATCTCTTCAAACAAACGCGCTCGGTTTACATCTCCCTCTTTCCTCCAGTACCAAGCGGCGGCTCTGTTGACCGGTAACTCTTGGTAAGCCTCTGGAAGAGGAATGATCTCTCCAATAGTGAATGCGCTTCCTGAAACTATTGTACCCTCATATGGTGCAAGGAGAGAAATGCTTGTTGTCGAAGCGAACGAAGCAATCTCGTACCAAAGACCATCTCCGGAAGTAAACTGAATGTAACGACCGACCATCGCTTGAGTAAAAGTCGTTCCTACTCCTGTAATAACCGTGCCACCTGCCGCAATGCTTGCTGTTCCTGTTGTGTAGTCTGCGTTTCGCAAGTCTACGATGTTTTTGCGTACGCGAATGGTGATTGTATTCCCGTTAGAGGCAGGAGTTGGATAGATAAGCACTCGATTCTCTTGACGGTAATACGCACGAGGCACGTCATCTGCGTCAAGCTGGTACATCAAGAGCTGTTTCCACTCTTCGGCACTCTCAACGGCACGTGGAGCGTAAATGGTCGATCCTACAGTGATATAGAGATCCATCACTTTACGGGTGCTTTGAGGCAAGATATAAGCCCTCTGGTTAGCGACGGTAGACTGTGTTGTCTCTTTCTCAAGAAACCACCATTTTCCACCGTTACTTGTAGCAAAGTGGCGAATGCTTTGATTGATAAGCGAATCACCTAGTGAAAGGTTCGCTGTTTCATCACTGTTCGTGAGTGACCCGTAGAGGTTTCTCGCAGTAGTATAAGTTAGCACAAAATTGTATCTAATTTTTCTTATCAAATGTCTTATGACATTTGTAGCAAAGTCTCTTCCAGTCTGTTACATCACGTTTGTATTCTCTACTTATATTCGCCCATTGAAAATACGATCTTTTAATTCCTCTACCCATTGGAGGTTTTGAGCGTCCACAATCTGCACAGAGATTTGGGCAACCTAGTTTTCGTTCTACCCAACTGTGCATGGCTCTGTAAAGAACATCATCGCCTTTCCATGCTGTATTTTTCTCCCCGCAAGGTACGATACCGGGTCGCTTCTCTCCTGCACGAAAGCCTTTTAGACCTTTATTCCACGTTGAAACTCCAATACGACTTTTATCCGAACATTTCTTTGAGCAGAATTTACCCTTACCGTGTTTCACGATTGAAGGAATGACAGAGAATATTTTTTTACAATATTCACATGACACTTCTATCTTTGGCTTAAGATTTCCAATACTAATTTTTAGTCTGGTTTCTTTTGAAACACTTTTACCAACATTTACCTTATGTCCTTTAACAAAAGGCATATTAGAATGGTTTTAGATCAGTTGCTTCAAACTCCACAACAACGCGCCGGATAATAGGAGCGTCAGTTGACGCCACTCCTGACGCCCATTGACCTACTAGACGTAGACAATCAAACCGTGGCATTTCTCCGCTGTTTGTTTTAACAGTGTATTTTTTAACCATCGTGCTTGCTGTCACAGTTGTTATGGTATCAACGATCTGTGACGTTCCATTTATTGTATCTTGTAAACTGAGTGTTAGTGAGTTGCCTCCAGAAGACGTTTTACCGTGATAAACAGTTACAGATTTTACTTTTCCCACCTTTCCTTCTGGAAACTCCGGCTCTGCTACTGACGTAACAAAGTTAGCGGCGAGAGCATAGTTTGATTGAAAGCGCTGCAATCCTCCGCTTGTGCTAGCTCCGGTAGACATGAGTACCCCCTGGTCTGGGTCGAGTGTTCGGCAGAAACCAGAGTTAGTGGATGTACCTGTAGAAGCACCAGCACCTGTTTTGTTCAATCCGATGGGGAGTCCTTCGTATGGGCTTCCGTACTGGTGGAGAATACCGTCGGAGTTAAACTGAATGATGTCGTTCAAAATATCGACACCTCCCTTAATAGGGGCGTTTCCAATAAACTCTTGCACTGTTACAAAGTTCGCTCCATTGAAGAGCTTGATCTTGGAATAACGGTTGGCACTCTCCGGACCAGATCGGCGACCTTGTGTAAAACATCCAGTCATTCCTTTGTACTCAAAAGGAGCTGTGACAGCGTTGTCGTCAAGCTCATAAACACGCGTAGGATCGGCGTCGGAATAGTTCCACTCGAATACCTGTGCAACAGAACGTGTGAATGTGTTTGCAGAAGAAGCACCAGAACCATTGAAAAATGCGAATACCTGCAAGAAGTTCGGTACACGAGCAAAGCCTACGATTCGATATCCAGCCGGAAGAGTGAGTGCGTCTTCAATTACAGTACCTGTAGCAGACACACCACCATCAAAACCGTGGACCTTGTTCCCGTCTCCGATATAGAGAACGTCATCTGCTCCTACAATCATCGGGTGAGGTTCAGTGTTGCCGGAGGTGGCAAAGAATCCAGCAGGAACAGTGGTAAACCAGTTATCGTCAAACGTCGCACCATCGAGAGAATAGCGTCCGATATCCCATGCGGCACCTGAATCGTTGAAACTGTAGAAAATGTATCGAGTCGAACCGATGGTATAATTGATAACATCTGATCCTGTTTCTGCTCCTGTTCCTACGATTGTATGAGGCCAAACACCAGAGTTTGCAATGGTATTCGTGCTAATTGTGAGCTTGTGAAGGAGGTTGTTTGCTCCAATAAGATATCCAGCCGCTACACCGCTTTCATAACCAACACACCCATCCATGATCTTGTCCGTGATAGCAGAGACGTTTGTGACATCTGTCGCAAGATATCCAGGTGCGGCGTAACCCATGAAACGGTACGGGTTGAACGCACTTGCGGCCACGAGTTTGTTCCCAGTCTTCCCGTAAGGAGTAGCCGTAAGAGAAGTACCGTATTGCTGGTGCAATCCGTTTAAGAAGTCTTCCTGGTCAAAGATGATCTTATTTCCTCCTACGATCTTTGGCATATACTAGCGATAATCACCCCTACCGAGGTGTTGAAGATAGACAGTAACGAGAACATAATTCAATCCGGTCAATGTTCCAGATGTTTTGAGTGCGATTCGATCCCCCGCGTCAAGCTGTCTTGGCTGCCATCCGTCCACTGTGGAAGGAGTACGGACAAAATCAAACCCACTCTGCTCTACAGGGGTGTTTGCTGTGCTTTTAAGGTCAAACGCCGTTATCAATATGTCTTCACCTGCTCCAGCCGCTACACCTGGCTTTAAGCGCTCTAATTGAAGCGTTACGGCTCCACCATCAGTTCCGGCCACAGCGTGCGTCTCAGACACGCCTACGACCTCACAAGGCCAATAGGCTGTAAAGAACATGCCAAAGTATGTTGAGGAAAGTAAACTGCTTCCAGGAACAACATACGTAATATAAAATCCGTCTTTACTTACGATGTCCTCCCATTTAATACCAGGCTTTTCCATAGACTAGAATGAGATCTTCGCCTGGATCGGGAACCCGTTGTTCAGGTTCATCACTCTGTTAGCCGTTGTCTGCGACTCAATTCCGGCACGGAATGTTCCGTCAACGGAGTTTGGAAGGTTTGTGCTATGTGTTGCTTTAAGCGTTCCGTTTACGTAAAACAGGATAGATGAAGCTGTACCACTCAAACGAAGACAGTTTATGTCTGTAAGTGTGACACCGGATGTAATGTCTGTACGAGTTTGAGCAGATCCGCTTCCGTTACTTGCATAAAGCGTACCGTCTTCAATATAGAACCCGGCGTGGTCTGTGTTTGATGTAGCATTTTGAGTGATTCCTGTACTGCTATCAACAATTCCTCCGTTATCAAAGCCGATATAAGCGTCTTGTAAGGTGGTGGATTCCACGTTGAAACTGATAACGAAACCGAACTTACCGGAATAGTCTACAGTTCCGGAAGCTGCCGGAGTTATTGTTGTAAACCGACCAGCCGCGTTTCCGGCAGTAAGTTTATAGTTCCCCATGTTAACCTTCGCACTAGCACTGTTCGCTCCGCTCGAAGTGAATGTGTAGTAACCCGTATCTGCAAGGTTCTGAATAGCGACGATGCAGTTCGAAGCGTCGTCGTCCAGGGAATCCAGGTATCCAGATCCACCAGAAGCCGCGGCCCATGTCAAAACACCACTTCCGTTGTTCTGCAAGTATGTTGAAGCTGCACCCTGTGCTGTAGGGAGTGTATACGTAATGTCTGCCGACTGTGTTCCTACCTTAAATGCTGTGTAGTTAGATCCATCGTCCGTGTCTTCAAACAAGCGGATTTCTGCCGCCTGTGAAGAAGTACCTGCAAAACCGTATGTTCCACCAGCAAAAGTCAACGTACCAGAAGAATGTGTAATAGAAGCATTTCCGGCGTTGAAATTGATAACCCCACCACTTCCAAGGAACAAATCTGACCAAGCCTGACCAGAAGCACCAAGAGCGGGAGTGTTGTCTGTTACAGGAAGGACTGCGCCTGTAAACGAAACTGCTCCATAAAATGTAGCATTTGCCGTGTTTGCTGGACCAAATATTGCAACGTCTGTTCCGTTTGCAGATTCAATAATAAAACCATCTGTTGCGTCAGAAAGAACAGAGTGAGCAATCAGAGAGTTAGCGCCAAGACTCAAATTACCTCCTGCAAGTGTAAGGAGGTTAGAGGAATGAGTGAGGGTAACATCACCGTTGTTAAAGTTGATAACAGCGCCAGAAGCGAGGAATAGGTCAGAGTACGAAAGCGCACCTGTACCAAGAGCAACGCCATCGTTTGTGGCAGGCTTGAAGATTCCTGTGCTATCAATAATGAGTCTAGGTGTAGGAAAACCAGCTCCTGTTGCAGATGTACTAAGCGTGATATTTCCAGGCATGCTTGCGTCTCCTGGTGTTCCGTCTACGTTAAAGGTGATACTTCCACCAATGAAGTTAGATGTTCCATCGTAACCAAGCGCCCCAAATGTAAACAATGTATCACCCGTGTCTACAATAGTTGGAGCAGCAAGTGTTCCATGAGAAAATGCCGTAAAAAGTTGAGGTCCAGTAGTACCACTTGAAGCCTTGATTAAACCAATCTCGACTCCTTCGGTAAACGTGCTATCCGTAGCAACAAGAAAACGTGCTAATCCCGAAGATTCAAAGACGTTCAAAGCAGTATCTGTAGCACCTAAAGCAAGGCATCCGTTTGATTCGACAAAGTTAACACCCACCGAGGAACCTAGGGTAATCTTTCCTTTTGTGGCGTTAGAGGTCGAAGTCAGAGTTAGAGCGTCAGAAGCTCCTGTTCCACCTGTAAGTGTAATACCCCCAGCTTTACCTGTGATGTTTCCAATAGCTGTGAGGTTTTCGCTATCGTCTAAAATTGCGTCACTGTTTTGAATAGTTTTTCCATCTGTTCCATTAAAACGAACGATGGCGTTATCTGTGGAAGAAGCCGGACCAACAACGTCACCAGTGCCAGAAACAACGGAGTTTATCCATGTTTGCGTTCCTGAATCGTACGATAAAACATCCCCATCCTGTGGGTTGGTAATAACAACGTCAGACAAATCTTCCAAAGAAGCAACGATCGTGGCAGAAATGAGAAGGTTTCCGTTTGCGTCGGTACTAAAATATTGTGTTGCTCCAGTAACATCATTTACTCCCAGAGCGGCTGGTACTCGGTTTTGATCTCGTGGAGCTTCCATATATTTATGCTTTACGTAAATTCTTTTCCGCAGCTTGTTTTAGAGCTAACTTCCAAAACTTGTTGATAGGGATGTAGTTTTTTGGCTTTTGACGAAGCTCTACCACTCGCCCTTCTTTATTCTTGAGCTTCATATAGAGTCCAGTCCATTAAAACTTGTTCTATCCCTACCGTCTTCTCGAATATCTTGTTTACTCCGTTCGAGATGAACATGCAGACGACCAGTATCAGGAAAAGGAGAATTATATTGAGATATTCGCGCATACTAGTTCTTGAAAAAACTCCCGATAATGTTGTTTACAATCACTGTAGCGGCCGCGACGATTGCTCCTAGCTTTACTTTTTCCACAGCCTGACGACTAGATAGATCGTGCAGTTCTTTTCTCATGTCTTCATGCGCTTCTAGGTCTCTTTCCATGTATCCACGCATTTCTTCTCTAAATTCCTTGGAGCTTTCTGTCTGACTCTGAACTAGGCCAGTCAGAACTCCCACTTTTTCATGTAATGATGTGTCCTCCGACATATGATTATGAATTTACAGCTCTGACGCCTCCGTTTGCATTGTCAATCAGCAACCCTGTAACTGTCCCACTTGGAACAACTCCGCCTTTTACCGTCACACGGTTAGCGTCACGTTTCAAAATGTTGCTTGGCGTGACAGATGAAAACGAGGAAACGGCTATAATCTTTGCTAGTAAGTATCCTGTTGCGTCGTCAATGAGCAAGTTAACAAGCTCACCGCTAGGGTTTACCGCAAGCCATGTTGTTACTCGGTTTTGATCTCGTTTTGCCTCTGCCATACCTTGTTGGCTACTGCGAGCTTATGCCGCTCGTTTTTTAAGCTGCTCTTTTCTCGTTCTATTGTTTGAAGTAGCGAGTTTATTCCTGTAAGAGACGCTTCTTGTCGCGTTCTTTCTATTGCTAGGTCGTTTTTGGCTACGTTTAGCTCGTTTCTGTCTCTTTCAATGGCTTCTAAGAGTTCGTTTATCTCTTCCTCTCCTGCCTCCTTTGCGTCTTTGGCTGCTTTTCTTAGGTCTTTTGCGGATTGTAGGCATTCTTCTGCCATTATCCTTATATCTTCTGTTTCTTTTATTGCCTGTTTTGTTTCCTCTAAGACGATCTTTGCGTCTTCTAGTGTTTTGTATACCGCTTCGTTTACCTCTTTAGTTCTTTGCTTTATAAACTCTTCTTTTGACGACTCAAGCATTTCAAGTTCTCGCCGTCCCTCTTGAATAGCGAGAGATGTCTTTGCAAGTTCTTGTTTTGCTTCAAAGTCGTCCATAAAAAGAGTCTATTTAAGCCTTGGAAGACTTATGATTTGCAAGCTGTTCTTCGAGAGAAGCCATAGAGTTTCGTTTGTCTACAGGCAACCCTTCCTTTTGAAGCTCCGCAATAACATCAGCCTTTGTGCGTTCTCCGGTAGGAGCATTCTCAGGCTTGTTATCGTTAAGCTCAGACACACGAGCCTTCAAGAGTTCTCCTGGTGAAAGCTGAGGCGATACAGGCTTGTGAGATTCCTGACCGAGAATCTTATCAATGAGTGTATTCTCAGAATCTTTTGAGAACGCGGCACGATCTACTTTTTGATCTGACGGAGATACACGAGAGAAAAGAATCTTTCTCGCAAGGTGTTTCGCAAGGTGGCGAGCTAAATCGTACGGAAATAGTAGAGTTTCTCCAGCTTTAACAGTGAAACTATCACCATTATAGGGGTGGGAAAAGTCTTCGTCTGTAATGTTCGTGATCGACGCAATGCGCGCAAAATCCATTGACATACTCTTGTTTTTTACAGGAGCGATGAAAGCCCCCGACGACTAATGTGCCGCACAAGACCCCCGGAAGGGGTCCAAGCGAAACACTAAGCAGCCACTACTTCCGAATTTTCAGAGAGTGGATACCAAAGACAGAAATATGTCAGTGTTCCAGCAGTTACAGCAGAAACACCGATAGTCTGAATTATTGAGGTTCCAGATGTAATGCTGCGTTGTGTAGGAATAGCGGCAATAGAGTTAGGGCTTGTGCTTACCCAGCTTTCTCCATTATCCAGGTCGGTTGCTGTGGTGGTGTTGATAAATCCGTTATCGTTTCCTGTAATTCCAACACGTACGGTTCCACCTCCGGCAGAAACAAGGTCTGCGGAACATTTAGCAAATACTTGAGCAACTACATCTCCTGTAACGGTAAACAAGTTTGTTACTCCTGTTGCTCCTGTGGTTACGTCAAAGACAATGGTTTTTGTTGTGACTAAACCAAGCCCGGTAATAGGTACACGGTTAGCGTCACGCATGAAAAAGGCAGATACAGTAGACATATTTTGAATCACGTTAATGTGCTGCACTCAGCCTCCCTTGTGGGAGAGAGGCTTGAGCAGGACACTACGCAGTAGCAATTCCCATGAGGGCAAGGAAACCCTTGTCTGCTGTCGTGTTGGCAGCGAGAGAGTAACCAAGATTGAATGCGTTGAATGGACCTTCTGCGGTTACGCCGATAATCACTTGACCTTCTGTATCGTCACCAGGGGTAAAGTTCTTATTAGCGGTAATGACCACACCTGCGATAACGATTCCAGGGCCTTTGGTAAGAACCCATCCGTACTCGTTAGCGGCAAATGCAACCTGTGCGGCTCCTGTACAAACAGTGTCTTTTGCTGTGATAGGCACCTTCTCTACAAGAGTATTTACCTTAGAAAGAGTGATGTCGGAATCAGCAACAGAAAGAGCTGTTGTAAGTGCCCATTCTGGATACAATTCGAGAGTAGTGGCGTTGTTAGTACGAATTTTTGCCACCTGACCTTCACCTGTTCCATCGTCTACAACAACCCAACCATTAGCATATTCACCTGTAGTAAGCGTAGCTCCAGCTTTAGTAATGTAGACAATCTGTCCTGCGGAGTTAGTAGAAGAAGAAACTTCATCAACTCCCGAAACAGCAACTGGAGAAACGATAAAACCTTTAGTAACTGCTTCGCTAACCTTCACGTACTGCCAAGAAGAGCCGTCTGGGGTGTTTGCTTTGGTCCCAAGACCAACCTGTGGGCTAGTAGCAGTTTGAAGTGTGTCCTGAAATGTAATGCGGATCATATTTTCAGCGGTAGGGCTTAAGCCTTCCCACAATTTTCGCGTAGCACGCGATTGAATAATTTAAGCGGTAACTCCAGACATCTGACCCTGAAGACGTGGCTCTGCTGCAAGGAAGTTACCGTCAAAGAGGAGGTAACCAACCTGAGAAAGCTGGTCTACTGGGGACATCATGTCGCGGAAGTTAAATCCTTTTGGAACCTTGCTCGATCCAAACGTACCGATTGGCGATCCGTCTTTCATCGAGAAGTTCTTGCGGGAGAACTGTCCTTCTGTGCGGGTGATGGAAGCAAAGCCGAAGTTGCGGAATTTACCTGTCTTCTTGGAGTTGACAAGGAAGATCTTTCCACTTGGGCAGTGTTCATCTTTCATCATTGGGGTACCGCGGTAGGTAAGACACTTAAATCCTTGGGTGCCTGTAAGAGCGCCCTTAGAAGTCACGATACCGTCTGGGGTCATCGTAGCCGTCATGTCTCCGAACGAGGTGTAGTGTGCTTGTACCGTTGGCGTGTTGAGAGCTTCGTACGCGCTCCAGAGTGTCTTTGTGGTGAAGATACCGGTTGGCGAGTCAGTACCCTTTTCAACTGCGTCGTAAGCTGTCGCAAGTTTTGCAAGAGTAAGCGCACCAGTGGAAGCGATGTAGTAACCTTCGAGCGCTGGGTAGGTCGTGCGGGAGAGACCACCATACGTTACATAGTTAGAACCATCGTCGGCAGCGTTAGAGATAGAATCCCATTCGTTTCCAGATCCTGTTCCTGCGTAGAGGAAGTCAGCCTGGTTTTCACAAAGATCCTGTGCCTGAGACTGCATTTCTGCTGCCACAAGGCTGATAACACGCTCGTCGCCTTTGTTGAGTTCGACTTCGATGTCTGCGACCACAACTGGCTTGTAAGCCGATTTAGGTTCAAAAGACATTTTGGTGCGGTTGTTCTGGCGGTTAGAATCGAGCTGGTCTGCAATTCCTGTAACACCACCGTTGGTCGAAAGAGCGTACTTAACGATGATTTCGTAAGCAGTTCCGGTCGTCCAATCAGTAGCTTCTGCAAGCGTGTTCATCAAGAAAGGAGATCCGAGGTTGATCTGGGAGAAAATGTCAGGAACGATATACGTTCGGGTAACACTTGTTACCTGTGGAGAAAAAACCATAGTGTTTATTTATTGCGAATTACATAGAGAGCTTTTTCAAGCCCTGATTTCACGTCAGGAGGAAACTCTGTTACTTGAGGAACAGCTTGTGTAGATGTTCCAACAGGTTCTCCTAGGCGTGTTTTGAGGTTACGTTGCACACGGTCTTCGGCACGACGAGCCGCTTCCTCGATGTCCTGTAGGGCCTGATAAGCCGTTACAAGAGACGTGTGGGAGCGTTTAGCCGCATAAGACATCACTTGGTTAATGTCGGCATTTGGATCGAGTCCTTTAATGTACTCAACCTCTTTTGCCACATATTCCTCGCGTGCCTTTGCTTCGCGTTCTTCACGTGTAGCTTCCTCCTGGATCTTCTGCCAAACCTTCATCTCGGCAATTTCCATGCCTTCCTTCCAGGAAGTAGGAACCCATTCTGGGTCCTCCCAAGGAGGTGCTTCGGTCTTAGCAGGTTCAGGTTGCTTTCGTGCTTCGGCGAGTGCCTGAGAACGGCGTGTAAACTCTGGCATGAAGTTATCGCGCCACTCTTTCGAAAGAGTTTCTGCGTCAACCTTTCTGCCGTCAGGAAGTTCAAACAGATTAGGTTCCTCACTAGGAGCCGCCTCTGGCTTTAGTTCTTCCTGTGGTGCGTCTTGTGGTGCTTCCGCTTGTTCAATAGGAGCCGCAGCGGTTTCTTCCACTGGAGCCTCTAATTCAGGAGCGGGAGCTGGTGCGTTTACTTCGTCCATAATCACTTCCGACTGTCCTCTAGAAGATTGGTCTTGCGACTTCTTCCGTTGGCCTGGTCTAATAAGAAGTTAGATCGAAGGGCCGACATTCAGCCCCTCTGTCTACATTCCTACCGGTACAGATTGAGGTTGTAGTGCTTCTGCTTCCATGTTGCCTCCAGGCATAAGAGCGTTCTCTGCTGGCTGTTGCGGTACGCCTTGCGTTGGCGCTTGTTCAGGAGCCGGAACTTCCTCGATACCGAGAGACTTCTCTGGGTTCTTGGCAAATTCGTACGCATTTCGTGCCTTTTCCTTTGGATTCTGGTATCCGGCCGCTTCCAGGTAATCAAGAGGGGAGATGTGGCCGTTCTTAACGTCTTCTTGTGCGCGTTCAAACTGGAATCGACGATCTTCTGGCAATGTTTTCCCTGGAATGACGCGGATCTCGATACCATCTTCGATATCGTCCTGAGTGATTTCCATGGCTTTTACTGCCTGATCTGGACCAAATTCCTTAATAAGATGACGCTCTGTGTACTTGACTTTCATCAACTGCATCCACCATCCAAATAGTTCCTGGGATACGTAGTCGATGACCTGGACCATCTCGTTCAGACGCATGAAAGACTGTTCAACAAGGGCAAGACGTCCCGCCTTTGTCTCTTGTCCCTCACGTTCTCCACGGAAAGCAGACGTTGCAGCCATGATGTTGTCGATCTCGTTTCGGTAGTCCTGGAGAGCTGTGAAGACGAATTGAGGAAGACCTACACCGAACTCGCGCTGTACTCCATCCACAACACCTTTCCCCCAAAGAACACCTCCGGCGTCGTAACGCATGACCTGAGCGTCTCCCTTTGATACGTTGGTTTTGTTGCTATCAACCTTGGTAATACCGTTGACCATTTCTGTGTTCAACCAGATGTTGTAAATAGTTCGGTCTACGATTTCTTGGAGAGATTCCGACTGTTCAATGAAAGAAGTGATCCCGATAGGGCGATCCTCATCGTTCAGAACAGTAGCGAAAATGTATGGTTTTCTTGGTAAATCGTGGTAATTGTAGAGATATTGTTCAAACTCCACCTTCTCTTCTCCTGATTCAGAAACCTTTTTACGATAATCCTGTACGAGCATGTTTGGATCTTCGCCTTCTGGTACTTCAAAGTCGCCAAGAACCGCATTTTTCATGGATTCCAGCTTCTTTCGGCGAGGAACATCGTTTTCTGTGCTAATCTCACTCATTTCTTCCGAAGTAGCACGAAGACCATCCCAATCCCAATAAGGGTTAGGACCTTTATAGAGAATTTCGTTCTTATACTTGATAATCAAGTCAGATCCAATCCAACATTCCTTATAGGTAGCTATAGGGTTTGTGATAAGTAACTGTTCTTCTGTAAGATCCGAGATTTCGAGGATTCGGTCGCGCTTTTCTGGAAACAAAGCGCACATTTTAGCGACAGTTGTGTCGATTTCCTCAATAGCAAACTCGCTTTCTACCTCATTTTTAGCTTTAGAAGAGAAACGTACCTTGTTAGGATCAACACGACGCACGTCTATATCGTTTGTTTCTGCGTTCCAGAATGGCTTCCAAACAAATAAACGCGAAAAGTACAGGTCACGAAGACACTGACGGAGTACCTCTTTAACATTGAGCTTATCGTACTTGATCGAGAGAGCTTTCTCTAACATCTGCCCAAGATCCTTAGCCGCTTGTGAATCCCGTGAAGGAATCATGTTTGGCTTAGGTGGGTTTGCGATAAGCGAGTTGATAACCGCCTCTACGTTTGTAAAGACACGGTTACTCTGAACACGAGGACGGTTTGGTGGAACACGAGCGCGTTGATACCATTCGCTCTTTCCTTGGTATGTACGCTTGTTTTTCTTTGTTACCAGGTCGATTTCATCCCAAAGAGAAGACGAAGAAGCCCACCGGTTATCGATGAGAGCGCAAAGCTGTGTGTCATCTAAATCGGTATATCGCATATTTTCTATTACATAATAAAATGTATGTAGAATCATGCGTGGATAGAATAAAAAAACAGGGCAAAAGCCCCGTAAATTTATTACTTTCGTATTTTTATAGTACGAACGAGATATTTAAGTTGACTAGGTGTTAAATGCACATCGTAACTATCTTTGAGGTATTTCGACACCTTTGCGTACCGGATTCCATTAGAAGAACGGGGGGAATAAAAGCGGATATCATTGCACATCAAAAAGTAAATATCCCTTACAAATTGCCATTTTAGATACCACTTATTACCGATCCTCTGAAAAATCAGATCCATATATCTCTCTTTCCTCCAAATATTGAGATAGATTGTTCCTGAATCCGTCTTGTGTTCTCACAACGGAATCAACCTTGGTAGGTCCTGTAATGTACGAAGAAGCACCGGAAACGGCTGTTTGCTTAGCAATATACCAGTAAAGAAGCGCGAAGAATAGGTGATCTTCTCCGGTAAGCGAATCCCACACATATCTTTCGATCCCTAAACCGTCTTTCTCTTTGATACGCCGAAGGTCCGCACAGTGTTCGACAAGCATTCTAAAGTCCCTATCTGAAGGCAATGAGAAGAGTATCTTTCCTTCAAGAAGATCCGAAACAAGCCTATCAATAACACGGGACCTATCGGAAAACACTATGCCTTCTTTGTCTCCCTCACCGAAGCGAATCACGCTGTTATTCTCTTTATCCCGTGAGAAATGGGAAATAAAGAAGTTATCGTGAGTATCTTTGTAATGGTGGGCTATGGTGTTCTCTGGCATTGCGTCCATTACCGTTGTTGGAGCGAAGTTTAAGAGAAGTTTGTCTAATTCTGCCCAAGCTGTAAACGTGCCAACCTTCATGATTCCTTTCTCGCTCCCTAAAACAAAGTGTTTGATATTTCCAACGTCTACACCTAGGAAATACTGACCTGTTTCAAGGTTCTTTGGTGTCCAGTTATCAAGAATTGCGTGGCGTTCAATCTTTGTATCTCCTGGGGAATACGGCTCGCCTAGGATAAAGTTATAGAAATACTCTGGGTTCTTTCCATCCTCCCACTGCTCAATCACGTACTCGGCAGAAATAAGCGGGCAGAATAGAAGTGTCATGTGATAACCGGAGAACTTAGCGTTTGGATCTCCTGTCTGAACCCACTCTCCACGGCGTCTTTGGTCGTCTGTAAGCTCTATTTTGCATTCAGAGCAGATATACCGCTTGTTAGGTATATCGACGCTCTCAGGCCATTTTAGAGGGTGTGCGTGGCCATTAGAGCAGGAGACGAA